TCACCCCCTGCCTCGCAATTTATCGCTGAGCGCCCGGACTTCTCGCCGCAGCTCCTCCACCTCGCGTGTGAAAGCCTTAATGACATCCATCACTTCGTCACCGCCGGCAGCAGTCAGCTTGTTCTGCTCGATCATTGTCATGTTGAGCGCTTCGAGCGCGTTGGCCACAAGCTTGACAGCTGAGTTATCGATCGTCATCGCGGCTATTTCAGCTTTGCCGCCACCAGCCTTTCGATTGTTGACGATGGCTACTCCCACAGCGGCCATTGCTGCGACGAGCCCGGACAGTACGCCGATGATAGCGACCTGCGTCGGCGGCTCTAATGTTGTGAACCAATCCAAGACCCGCTCCTGATGGCGTTATAGGTATCGACGGCTGAACGAGCGGCGTTGAAGATATCTCCGGCCATCAACACAAGTGCCAGCACCATTCCTAGGGGTGGCCCATGTTCATTGGTGGCCATGGCGTAGCCAGCACCGACTGACGAAAAAAGGCCAACGCCGGTGACCGCCACAAAGCAGCGGATCGGAGCGGAGACCCTTGGCTGGTGTCCGTTCAGAACTAGAGCACCAACTCGCGCGGCACCTAGAAAGAGGCTTGCTCCCACCCAGACCCCAACGGGGGCAATGGAGGCAAAGCCTGACAATCCAGTCCTGGTGAAGGCTGTTGGCCAAATCACCAGGTAAAGGCCGATCAAGACCATGGCGAGCCCGCAGAGCCACTCCGAGATCCGGAGTGGCATTCTCTCCCGGATGCGCAGGAGGATCACGGCGCCCGACCAACCAGCTTGTCGCCACTCGGCATGATAGTGCCAGGAGGCAGTGGCAGCTTTGGCGTTAGCAGTTGGTCGAGGGCAGCCCGGCCGGTGGAAGTCGCAGCATCAATCCCAAACTTCTTGAGCGCGTCCGGTACTGAGCCTTGAACATACCCCCGCGCAAAACTCAGCAATTTGTCCGTGGGCTGCCCTTGTACCCACCCTGCCTTTTGCACGGCATAAAGAACGCCGTTCAACAGCGCAGATTGTAAAGCATCGCGGTGCTTCGCCTCGATATCGATGCCAGTCCGCTTGCGCAGCTCGTTAGCTGCAAAGGCAAGAACGGCCGAGATAAACAGCCCAAGTGCTGGCAGAAGGGCCGTCAGCAACTGGCCGAGGAATGTCGGTTCCACGATTGTCACCGTTCCTGCGCTCGCCTCCAGGGCAAAGGCAAAAGGCGACGCCAATAGCCCCACGAGAAGCCAACTTAGGAGGGCGCAGACCAGTATGATCCAGACGCGAGGAATGCCGCGCGAGCGTGTTTGTGCGGCCTGACGATACAGGTGCATGGTATTCTCCAATGATGTCGTGAAGGATTGCGGCTTACGCGGCCGCGCGCGTCTCGAACGTGGTGCGAAGGCGAGCCACGGTAGATACGTCGAACTCGCCAGAAGGCGGCAAGCCGTATAGTTCCTGATAGGTGCGCAGAGCTTTTTTAGTGTTCTTGCCGATGATGCCATCAATCGGACCGAACACCAGACCGGTGAGCGACAGCAGCTTTTGCAGATAGACGTTGCGAGCGTCAGGACCGGCAACAGCCGTTGTGTTGGCATTGCCGCTTGCAGGGATCACCAGCGTTTCGCCCCAGACACCTTTAATGTCGGCCGTTGGTAAACCGAGGCTCGCAGCCCAAGGGATCGCATCGAAGCACGGGCAAGCCTTGATGTGCTCGCCGGGCTCAATGACCCCGTCGCCATCCTTGTCAGGCGACAGATCCCGATGACCGCAAACGCCCGCCTTGGGATAGCGCGCAGCCATTTCGCGCAAGCGTCCTTCCAAGGTGACTATCTGAGCATGGGTGGCAGTGTTCTCTGGCTTCCCCTGCTGGTTGAGCCCGCCGACCAGCGATATGCCGTATGACGTGGAATTAAACCCGGCCACATGAGCACCAACAGCGTCGATGCCTCGGCCTAATTCGAGCGTGCCGTCGATACGGATCAGCTCGTTGTAACCAATATCCGACCAGCCCTTAGCCTTGTGCATCTTGCGCACCTCGGCAACGCCGATATCTCGGCCTGCCGGCGTGGCAGTGACGTGCACGACAAGCAACGTCGTGACCTTGCGAAGGGCCATTTGGTAGTCTCCATCAATGTTGAAAAGATCATGGCCCGAGTGGGTCATTAAGGCTGTTCGCGGCAGCAGCTTTGCCCGGCCAGGTCGTCGGCTTACAAATGCGAACGCACCGGGCCTTGCAGGGCCACGGTGCGCTCTAACCAACCGAACCTTAGGAGTTCCGGATGGCTAACGCTGTCACACCATTTTTTCCTGCTGCCCGCAATGGGCATACATTCGCCGAAGCTGCCCGCAGCTATTTGGAGCACGGCGGCTCCCCTCGATACCTGCAGCCGGTTGTGGATTACTTTGCCGGCACGCCGATTGAACAACTGGTGCCGTTCGATATTCACCGTATGGCTGAGGTGCTTTACCCCAGCCAGTCCGGCGCAACCCGCAACCGGCAAGCCCTCACCCCTGCCCGCGCCGTCCTGATGCACGGCTATGAGCGTGGCTGGTGCCCACTGATGCGGTTGCGTCGCTTTAAGGAAGACACGCGCCGCACCAAAGTGCCAGCTTCCCCAACCTGGTTGCATCTGTTTATGCGGCAGTGCGATCGAGACGGACTAGACCATCTCGCAGCCATGGTGTTGTTCATGGCCTTCACTGGTGCCCGCGTCAGCGAGGCCACGGCTCTCATGTGGCCAGAGGTTGACCTCACCGGCCGTAAAGCCATCCTGCTCAAAACGAAGACTGCAACCAACTCCGTCCGGCACCTCACCGACGAACTGGTGAGCCGCATGCAAGCGCTTTGCGCCCATGCTGACTTAATCAAGCCGGTGTTCCGCTACTCCTCGAGGTACAGCGTCAACGAGAGGATCGCCGCCGTGTGTCGGCGAGCGGATATCCCTTACAAGTCGTCGCACGCCTGCGGCCGGCACAGCTTTGCCACCAATGCCATGAGCCTGGGCATGGATGTTGCAACGGCAATGGAGGCTGGCGGCTGGAAGTCGTCTTCGGTGTTCCTGGAGACCTACGTGCACACCCGAAACGCCGGACGACAAGTGGCCGATCGCTTCAACCATATGCAGATCACGACCGGTCTGTAGCGAACTTGTGCCGCGCCCTGCCCTATGCATTTGATGTGCTTGGAGATTGCTATGGCTGATTGGCGGATATGGATGGTGCTAGGCGTTGCAGCCTATCTGATGGGGCTGCATGTCTGGATGTGGATGGGTTAGGCTTCTGAAGCGACGGTTGAGCGCTTTGGCTTAGTAGCCCAAGACAGGATTGGGTCTTCGAAGTACCTTAACGACAAGGTCGCACAAGCGATTGACACAACGACCACTCCCCAGCCTCGCAAAGCCGGTGAAAGCCAATCCCATTCTGACGCCCACACCGTTAGTTGGTAGTGGATCAAGTAGACACCGAAGCTCACCTTGCCCAGATGAACAGCCCACGAATAGGACAAAAGGATTCTAACAAACCTGGAGCTATTGGCGCCGTATAGGAAGACCGTCCACCCGATAGCGAACATCCACGACCAAGAAAGCGCTTGTTCAATCGTCGTTCCCGACAGGGCAACAAGCACACGCGGAGAAACAAACGGCATGGCAAGCAGACTAACTATCACTAGCGCTGTTCCTCCTCCGCTGCTCTTCATCGGCGGAAGCAGGCAAAGCCCCATGCCAGCGGCAAAAAATGGTCCGTAGTGCATCAGAGCAAGGCTGTTCTCCGCTACACCTTTAGGGCCAACTAAGAAGTAGATGGCCATCGAGACTGCAAAGAGCAACGCCCCAATCCACGGTCGAACTTGAGGGTTCAAATTCGCTAATGCAAATGCCGCAAGAGGCAGGACCGCATAGAAAGCCATCTCTACTGGGATGGTCCAGAAATGCTCACGACCAGCCACCAGCACTATGTGCCGGAATAACTCACCCATCCCCATAGTCCCGATGACGGCAAGCCCTATGAGCACGGCATAGTAGAGTGGCAGGATCCGAAATATGCGGCGGAGGGCAAAGTGACGAACCACAGCCAAGATTGGCCTGCTTTCGAAGCCTACAATCAATTTCGGCGTCAAAAGGTAGGCGCTCAGGATGAAGAACAGCCACACTCCAGCCTTGGCTGTAGCTCTCAGGTCCAAACCGGGGACTAGATGAAGGCCTGCGTTGCTGCAGTGGCCAGCGAGCACGATAGCCACAGCGAGGCCGCGAACGCCATGAAGATATTCAGTGCTTGCCGAAGCGCTCGTATCTTGCTTACCCATGCACCGTCGTTAGCACTGCCTTGGCCTTTTATGGAAGATACCCACTGAATACGAGCTTGGCCGCTGTTGTCGCCATTCTTAGCTGGTAGATCGCACCGGCAGTGATAGTGTCCGACGAACTGAGTGTGAACTTAGCGAAGTGCTTGCTGCGATTGAAAGCGGTTAGTCCGGTTATGGCTTTGGATACGCCAGCACCATCCTGAAGCAGAAAGTCCGCAAGTGATGAGTTCCCGAGGCCGATAACCGGCGGAGCGTACATTGGCGGAGAAAGCGGCAGATCAAAGTTCACTGTATTGCTTGGAGCCCCTACCCCTGTGAAATTCACGCCAGCCACATCTGTATCGACTACCCGGTACTGCCTAAAGCTTTCAGTTAGAGCGCTCTCGTAAGGAGCGGGCTCAAAAGTCGGCACTACATTTGGATGGATGCCAATTTCTGCAAGCTTAAAGTAGTTGCCCACGGTGTCAGCTAGGTTGACCTGGTTCGGCCCCCCAACAAAGTTGCCGGCCTGCCAACCAAGAGCTGAGGTTCGCAGCGAAGCGCCAGCGAGGAAACTCCACCTCAGACCAATACCGTAGCCGTTTCCGTCATTCCACGTGCCCAAGCGCTGGGATAGAGGGATCGCCACCTCGACATCTTCCCAAGCTCCCGCGCCGGTCATCTCATATTCGGCGACATAACAGTGCGACCTAGCCTCATTGTTGGCGATCAGACTGTACTTTCCCGGCTTGTTGGTTTTGGCTCGGAATGACACCTTCAGAGCGGTGTCCCAGTGGGGAAATACTTTGCTGCCTAGAAGAGCATATCGAACGTGGGCATCAGAAGTTGACGTGAGTGAAGCTTCTGCGGTTGTGCAATCCAGCCTGATTGATGCCGCAGCTTTCTGAGACGGTACATCAGTGTCTCTTGAACCGGTAAAGCGTCCGGGCCCTGCATTAGAATTGTTGCCGAAAAGAAAGCCGTCTGCGAGCGGCACCCGATGACCCATGTTAGGGACCGGATTAATAAGCTGCTGCCAAACCTGAAGGGCACCATTATGGCAGAGATTTGGAACGTTTGATGCTGCCCTGAGGCCGGCCAGTGCAGCTGCTGCAGTGCCATCCTGAGCAAGCCTCTCTTCCCAGAATGGCGTGATATCTGGTCCAAGATCCGACTTCGGAACAAGTTCCATCGTACTGGGTCCAGTGAATACCGGGACCTGATCGGCCATCCCCTCCAAGCCAGCAAGGGATTGCAGATTGCCGCTGCCCAGCACCTCTATAAGATTTCGGGCCTGCGCCGACACACGAGCCCCGTCAGGCTGGTAGCGCATCCTGTAGGCCACGTTGATGAGCGTCGGCCCTTCCCAGGCCTTGCTGAGCATTCCAGCGGTGTTGCTGTTGATCGACGCGATGACCCCCACGCGACCGCTTGCGCCGGCAACGTCGAGGATCGTGTCGCCTTCCTTAAAACCCGCTAGCAACCAGCCTGTAGCATTACCGCTGAACGCAGCAGAGCCATTGGTGAGCGTGATCGAGCCGGTCACATAATCGGAAAGGGCGGGCATGGATGCTCCAATGAAAAAAAGCCGCCTCGTAGGGCGGCTGGGTAGATGCTATGATGTGCGGGCTTGTTTTAGGCGCGGCGGCCAGGCGTGATGATGATGTCGCCGACATAGGTCGAGGCAAGATCAGGGAATGGGCCGGAACAACGGTCGTTCTGGCTTGGTCGTTTTTGGGTGTTGCCGCCGAGTTTGGCTTGGATCAGAGAGGCCAACTGCGAGTTGCTCTTTGGCACCGGGCCGCTCTCGGACACCGCTTCCGTGCTACCGATCTGCGAGTTTGACCAACCGCTCTGGTTCGTGGCGATGTCCACGTTGGTGCCGCCGGCATTCACAGCGTAGTCGGTGTTGGCATTGCGCACCGATTGATACCGCCGCAGGTAAACGTCCGAGCCACTCAGCACGATATCGAAATGCCTGATCAGCGGGTCGAAATACTCGCAGGTGCAGGAGCCCCCGTTCCCGATGTTGAACCAGACGCCCTCAGGGAAGAACACGATCGGCGGTTCTACCTCCATGAATGCAGCAGGCGGATCGATGCGCGTCAGGTTGGCCCTGATGTCTAAAAAGTTCGTCCCTGCTGGCACGCTCCCCAGGTACTCCTGCGGCAGGTTCCGAGTGGTCGGGCCGGGAGTGGAGTTCTGCGGCGCCTGCGAGAAATAGACCTCGTTGTGATGCGCTTCGTCCGGCCCCCACTCCTGCCACGGCAGCGTCGCCCACAGGGAACAAGAGGTCGGCCCGGCGCCGGAGTTGAAGTAATAGTAGTTCCGCATCATGATCGGCGATGGGAAGTTGATCACTTGCCCAGACCTGACGATCCGATTGGCCTCGGGGAACATCACTAGCGATGGCCGCGCCGTGTCGAATGAGACATCATCATCCTTGATGATCTGCACTCGACCTTGGTCGATATAGGTCGCGTCAACCATCAAACACCTGCCGCTAACATGTAGAATCCAGGCGCCGTCAAAGCGCCGTTGTACTCTCGGAAGTCGACATAGCCGCCGTTCGGGTAATAAGCCCGCAGCCCACCATTGCGGATCGCCGCCGTCCTGCCGGTGGCTATCGGCCACTGAATGTCGCCCTGCCCGTCCAAGCGCATATGGGGCTCACCAGCCCGGAACTTGCCGCGGCCGAAGATGGCCTGACCGGGATAGATGTCGAGCTGCTTGTCGACCGGATTGGCAGCAGGGTCGCGCAGCGCAATGACCTGGTAGGTGGCCTGCACTGCACTCAAGGTCGTGTTGTCGGAATAGCCGACTTCCCAGAGCCGGATATCAGTGGTTGTGGCATAAGCCGAGACAAACCGCTTTTTGCCCTGACCTTCGTCTTGGATGGGGATGCCTTGCGGGATCAGGCGCCCCTGATAGAGCAGGAAAAACTTGGGCACATATCCAAGATTGTGGGTCAGGATGACATGCTCGGCCCGGACTGCTTGTCCAAGAAAGCTGACGTTGCCGACCACGCTACGTGTAATGCCGGGCACGGCAGCGTGGTTGACTACCGCGTTCATGTTGCGGGCAGCGATGCCGAAATAGTCCAGATCCGAGTGGAAGTAGAGCGATGACAGCCAGCCGAGTGGGTTCACCGCCGGCCGGTTCATCAATGAGTTTGGATCGCCAGCATCGCCACCGCCTGGCGCTTCCTCGAATATCGCGCAGCGGAACTCGTCTGCATACAGGCGAACTGTCATGTCGAGATGCTGATGCGCTTGTTATCGAGGTCAATCACCATTTTGCCGTCGAAGCTCTGAAGCTTGCCTGAGTGAATGGTGCCGATGCGAGCCGCGACCATTTTGGCCTCCCCGCCCTCGAAAACGAACGGGTTCATGGCGTTGGCACCATCCGTGATAATGAATTGGTTCACCGAGAACACGGCGCGGCTCACGGTGCCATTGTGATCAATGAAGAACGCAGCTGGAGACCAGCCATCCCCGTCATTCACCTTGACTTCGACACCCCAGCGAGCCCAGCCTCCACCGGGAGATGCTTGGGCAGTTCCTCGCACCGTGACCTGCGAAGAAACACCTTCAACTTCCGCTGAGAGCGTCGTGAGTTGGTCCGTCAGCGCCGCATAACCATCCTGCAAAGGAATGATCGCGACGGTGATCACCTCGTCAAAGCTGGCCTTTACCTCACCAAGCGAGAGGCTGAGGGTGCGTCGAAGTTCATCAAACTGTAGGGCGTTTGCCAGTTCCTGATCTGCTGAGTGCAGATCAAGGGCTGTTAGGCTATCGATCAGCTGGCGCGGCGTTTGGCCGATCCACTCGAAATAGCCTTCCACCTGTTCGCCAAGTCCATCTAGGTCGAAGTCGCCGTAGATAACATCAAGGGCGCTCAGCTTCACGTCAGGCGTGGTGATCGCGAACCAGCCCGACCAATCAGCAGCAGGCGGGCCAATGAAGATGCCGCGCACCACCACTGGAGTGTTCGCCGGGAACTGGCCTTGTAGAATGTTGCTCCATGGCGCGGCATAGGGATGCGCATCGCTGTCGAAGATTAGCGCACCATTCTCATCACCCACGCGGACCTGCACTCGCACACGCTCAACGCTGGGTAACCCCGAGGCATACTGTACCAGGATGCTCGGCCGGCGCGGACGGCCTTGTTCGTCGGCAACAATCCACGGGAACACCTGCCAACCGTTCATCGGCATGGGCTTGGGGCCAACTAGAGTCAGCGGGCCATCTATGACCGGCGTATAGTCGGCTTGCTGATCCCAGTCGTAATCCGACGGGTCGACTTCCGTTAGATCAACGATGACATCGAGGTTGGACTTGTAGACCAACCCATCTACTCTGAAGAGCTTTTCCTCATAGCCATTGCGTGCAGAGGACCAGAGCACAATGTCGCCCGCTTCCAGCACCCGGAACTCAGGCCCAAGCACAAAGGTATGACGACGGGCGCGCAGCGCCTCGAGGAGTGCCCATTGCATCAGCCGCTGCGCCTGGCCGGCATAGGGCACGAGGTCGAGCGACACTGAAGCGATCAGTCGACGATTGCCTGCCAGTGGCTCAAGGTCCGGCCGCAGCAGTGGCGGCGCCTTCTTGGCGTTCCAGCCTTCCGCAGGGTTTGGATAAGTCGCATCCACGCCGTTGACGGTATCGGCGAGGCTCTGGAACGGACTGAAGCTCTGCTCCTCGGTCGAGAGGATGTCGCCATCCGTGAACGCCATCACTGGCGCGCCAGGAGGGCCAACGAATATCTTGTAGGTGCCGCCGCTTTCGACGAGGCGAGCATTGGAAGCGGTTAGCAGCGCCTCAACAGTGGTCGCGACCTGCGCCCCGACCTGGATCTCACCGCCTGCACGATAAGTTGGCTCCTGCCCCCCAGGACCGGCAATTGCCGTCTGGGCCGCGTTTACTCCAGTAATCCATGAAGCGGCAGGCAGGCGCGCTGCGGACAGAGCCTGCATGCCATAGAGCCATTGCCCAGTGTAGCGGACCCCGCGCAGCAGATTGTAGAGGTGCACGATGGGATTGAAGTCACCATCTCCGCCCCAAGTGGCTGGATTGTCCCACCGGTGTGCGCCCGACCCGCCGACAGTGGTGTCCAGCGCGGGGTTGTACCAGCGGACGCCGTTGGTGACGAACTTCAGCTCAGGAATGCCCTGGAACAGTGGCTTGTCCCCCTCGTCGTTCCGCTCAGGAGCACGGGCAAAGACGATGACGTACGGAACGCCGCGACCGACGCGCGTTGCCTGATAGGGGCGATCCGGATCATTCCCGAACGTCGACACCAGGACAGGATCGGCAGCAGTCTGCGTGCCGTCGTAGAACTTGACCCAAAGGTGATCTTTCCCATCCTTGCGGTATTCTGCGATAGGCCAGCCGTATTGCGCGTGCGGCTCGGCTTTGATCAGCGTGTTGTCGACGCCATCAATGATCGGATAGAGCAGCTCCCGGATCGGCAAGTCGCCCAGGGCAATCACGCGGGCGGACATGGTGCCGCCATCGCCGAACGTGTGATGCCAGGACAGCGAGCCGGCCGTGCAGTTCCATCCCAGATTGAGCGAACGCGGCACGTCTTCACCGGCCTGCAGCTTGCCCTGCACACCAAAGCGTGGCGGCTCTGGCTCGCCCTGCATGGCCTTGCCGATCAGGCTCATTGCCACGCCAGCCGCGATCTGCAGACCCGCTGCCGTTACGCCAGCAAGGAACGTACCGGCACCGAATACTGCGGCACCGATGGTGGTGAATACTGCCATGTAAGGGTGCCTCTATGCCGCCGAAAGCGGCTTCAGGTAATGCGTCTCTGTTTCGCGGAAACCCGCACGGCGATAGATGATCCCAGCACGAGGGAATGCGGCGAGCGCAGCCATGCCCGCAAAGGCGCAGCCCTGGGCTAAAGCCCATTGTTCGTAGGCGGCGAGCATATCGCCAGCGAACCGGCCGCGCATATCGGGCGCGATCCACCAGACTGTTTCCATGGCGTACTTTACGGCGGCGAAAGGGTGCTCTTGGCAACTCGCTAACAACATGCCGCGAGCGGGAACACCGGCCACAAGCGCCATCAGGTGCGGTTCTGCAATGTGCCGGTCCGCCAGAGCCATGGCGTGTGGTGCACTGAACGGGAACGGTAGGCCACCGGCGGCATGCGCATCCCTAAGCATGCGGACAATCGCCACACGATCAACGCCATTCGCCAGCCGGACTGTCACAGGAACCCCAGGAAGTTGCCCCAGCCGAACAAGCCCTTCGGCTTGGCTGTGTTGACCTTGTTCTGCCCGACAGCGCCCCAGTAGTGATCCCAGTCACCGCACACGGCAGCATCGAGGAAGAACTCATCGCCCGGAGCGCGGACCTGCTGATCAGCATGGCTGCGCGTTGCCGGGTTAGATCGCAACAGTTCCTGCGTGCCACTGGCGCAGGTCAGGATCGCGGCGCCATCCTCGTTCTCGGAAGGCGTGCGGATCTCGATTTCGTCGATGAAGCCGACAAAGATCGGCTCCGCAGGGTCGACGAGCTGCCGACTGTCAGGATCAAGCAAGCCGGTGTGGATCTCAATGCGCGCCTGCTTGCAGTCGTAAAGGCGGATGGCCTCTTCCACCTGGTCGTGCAGCTGCGACATCGTCACCGTGACGCTCTCGACGCTGACGCCGACAATCGAAGGAACGTCGCTGATCTGAATAAGCGAGCCCGAGCCATAGAATGTACGCAGCACAGGCGCCCCAGTCTCAGGGTCAAGCACCAGGGCGCTGACGTTCGACAGGTCGGACCAGAAGCCTACGTTGACGGGCAAGCCGGTGGCGCGATCACGAGCGACGATCCAGAGAAAGTCACGCGGCACAAGGCGCCGTGCAGCCAAGGCTGCAACGGTGTTGGCGGAATACTGCTTCATGTCAGCCCCGCGCTTCCGTTGCGCTGAAAGAGATTGAGCCGCGACCAGTACGGACATCTGCGGGCGCAGACAGCGAACCGGGATCGACTGTCATCAGGCACCAGGGCTTGGAGATAATCACTGGCTGGCCTGCAGCCGTTCCGGGCCACAGGTGCGGTGCAATCGTGAACAGCCCTGTCGGGTTACCGGTGGCAGCTTCCTGCACCCGATAGAGGCTGCTGCCGATGCGGAGCATGTCGCCAATCGAGAGGGTGATGCCGACAAGGCCAGCAACGCGAACAGTCTTATCGTCCCCACCGATGGTGTGCAGCGTGCCCGCAGGCAGAACTGCATTGCCTGGGTGAACAATCGGCCGGCATCGGCTGGACTGCCAAGCCATGAAGGTCATCTGGCTGACCATGGCCTGCTCAATGCGAGCGCGCCACTTGTCCAGCGTGTTTGCCGATACTGTCTTGCTCTGCCACCGGCCGCGCCATAACGGCTGGCCGAAGTCTTTGACGCGGGTTCGGCCAGAGGCATGCCGGGATTGCTCCTGACGCGCCATCAAGTCGAATTCCGTAGACCACCCGGGGAAGCCCGTCAGCAGATCGACCGGTTCAGTCAGAGCCATCGGCTATTTCCACTTCCGGCCCTGAGTGCGGACGATCTGCTTGACCCTGCCGTCCATCTCGCCTGCCATGCGCGCCATGCTCCGCTCCAGGCGGGCAACACTGGCGGCATCTGCGCCGCGCGCATCGATAACAGGGGCAAAGGTCACGGACGCCCCTGCACCGCCCAACCGGTCATTGGCGACGATTTTGCCGGCCATAGGCGCTGTAAAGAGTTCCGGCCCTTTCTCGCCCACAAGGTACGTCTGGCCAGCGCTAACGGGGCCACCAGCTGCGCGCTTGCCGCTGATACCAAACATCTGCCCAAGGAACCCGAAGTCCGAGCCGCCGCCGAAAAGAGCATCAAGGCCAAGGTTTACAAGGCGGTCGCCTATGTTACCTAGAGCATTGCCCAAGGCTTCAGTGGCGTTCTTTCCGGCGATCATGTCGCTGATGTAGCCCTGCAGTGCCTGCCGACCAGCATCTGCGAACTCTCGCATCTGCTCATTGGTGGCCGCCATCGCTGCGGCCTCTGCCTGTGTGGCATTCACCAGATTGGTGATGGCTTGGCGCTGTTCTTCTGTTGCTGCTGCGCCGGCACGGCGGAGGGCATTGGATATAGCCTTTTGCTGCTCCGTCATGCCAAGCAACGAGAACTCATATTCAAGCTCAGCGATCAAATCGACCACTGCCTGGCGTTCCCGCCCTGCCTCAGAGACAGCTTTGGAGGCGCCCTTAGATGAAGTAGCTAGAGCAGAACGGCGCTCCTCCGCGTCCAAACGGGCTTGAGCGATCCGCAACGCCTGTTCATTGCCGAGATTAGCCCCGGCCCGATCAGCTTCGGCCTTGACGCGGGCAATCTCATTCTCAAGAGTGAGTCCTTTTGCGGTGAGGCTGTTGAGGCGCTCCTGCTCGGCAGCAAAATCCTGCCCTTTATAGAACCTGGTTGCATCCGGCCCCTGCATCAGTAAGGCATCACGCTCCGCCCGGAGGTTCGCTGCTTGTTGGGCTGCGGCGGCAAGCATGTTCGCCACAGTCGACAGCGCGCCGGAAAACCCAGACATGTTGTTGGTTGTGGAAACGGTGCTTTGCCCGAGAAGCTGGAGAACGCGGTTCAAGTCCTCGCTGGTAGCAGTGCTGTCATCTACCCTCTGCTGCAGATAATCAAATGCACGCTGCAGAGCGTCTATTTCCTGAGCAGATGCGCCCGCCTGCTGCAGATCAACCCGCAAAGCCGCGAACTCCGCACGAACATCAGAAATCTTCTGACGAGCAACGTCATAAGCCTGATCAAGAGATATGTCGTAGGCTTTGGTGATATCCCCAACCGCAGCCGCTCTATCTAGCTGGTCGACATAAGCCTTGAGCGCAGGGACTGCATCGCCCCAGTTCTCTGCCACACGCCGGATGACATCGTTCTGCTCTTTGATGACTTCGGTAGCACTTTTGCCGTCGCCCAAGATCGAGCCAAGGTACTGAACAGCAGCACCGCCCAGAGCAATTGCCGCAATGGTCGCCAAGGAGATGGGATTGACCATCTGCATAAAGGCAGAACTAAGCGCGGCTATGGGGGTTTTGGATTGGCTTAGCACCGCGCTGAGTTGCGTTCCCTGTTGCATAGCTATGAGGAACGGCGACTGGCCACCTTGCAACTGCACGACTATGTCCTGGAACTGAGCGGCGATGTTGCCGGTCTGACCAGCGATCGGATCAAGCGCGCGCGCCGTGCTCGCACCGGCACTGTTGATCGACTTGGACATACGATCAAAGCGGTTCTGTACCTGCTTGACGTTGGTGTCAGTGGTGCCAAGCGCCTTCTGCCATTCACGCTGATACTTGACGAATGAGGCCTCCATCTGGACGACGAGGCGTTGTAGATCGACTTCTGTTGCCAAACTTGCCTCACTGCCGGCTGGTTAGCCGGTTCCCGTCCCAAATGAATTCCGGCATTGGCGGCACATGCGTCGCAATAGACTCCGCGCCGATCCAGTCGAATAGAGCTTCTGCCTCACTCTCAGTCAGTTTGCCGTCGGATGGCGTGTTCGCGGACACATAACCGTTCCAAGCCGCCATAAACTTCCAGAAGCTGGTGCGGTCCACCTCAGCGGGCGACATACCCATGAGGATGCCTTGCTGGTAGATTTTGGCTATTCGGAACTGTCCGTCGGGGAGGTCGTCGATGCGTTCGCCTCCTCCCCCGCGAACTCCCCCGGCGCTTCGCCCACCTTCACACCTAAGCCTGTGCCAAGCACGCCCTGGGCCAGTCCGAGGCTTTCCATAGGAGGGCGATTCTCGACATAGCTGGTGATGAACGTCAGGGCGTCTGCGGGCGACATACCACCGCCGATCAAACCGAGCCGGATCGTGTTTGAGATTTCCGCCAGCTTCCATCGGCCGGTCAGGAGGCGGCTATAAACCTCGAAAGGTCCGGCCTTGCACTCCTCCTGCAGCATGATGAGTTCCTTCCAGGCGAGCCGAAAGTGTTTCGGCCCATCTACAAAAGGAAGTGTGATTGACCCCTCACGGCTCATCAGACATTAGCCGCCGAAGTGCGAATCATCGGACCGTCAGACTGCAGTGAGAAATTGCCGGTCACGCGCTGCCCGTTGGAGCCGCCGATCTCGCCACTTTCCACCTGCATCATGCCAGTCCAGGTCCAGATAGTGGCTGGAAACTCCAGCTCGATCTTGACTGGCACACTGTCGAGGCTTTCGACTGCATCCATCCAGGTTTCAACGCTGGCCTGGGCAAGCACCCCTTCACCCGACACTGACATGCTGAGTGAGGTGGCGTCACGGCCAACCCAATCCACCTTGTCAGGATCATCGCAGTCGGGAATGTTCACTTCCTCAAGACCCTTGCTGATGGTCAGGGTCTTAGACGTGAAGCCACACGGGGCGGCGTAGACAACAGGGTCGGCGTCGTTGCCGAGGAGGACGCGCAGCTTGCCGCCCTTGGTCGTTACAGGTTGAGCCATACTGGCCTCCGGGAGTTAGGGAGTTTCCACCGTCGCGGTGAACTGGATGACGCCATGATGAATGGCGGGGTTCGGATCGTCGATGATCCGGGTTATCTCATGCTGAAGGGTCACGAGGGCGTTAGTCGGTAGGGAAAGATCGACATCGTGGAGCGACTTCTTGATCGCGCCGCAGATCTTGCGACATTGCATCGTGCTGAAGGCTTCGCCCGACCCACTCGACCATACATCGAGTTGTATCGTGATCTCTTCGCCTTGAAGGCAGTCGAAGTCGTCGGGGATGGTCGACGATGGCCCAAGAGACACATAGGGGAACGGCACGCCGGTTGACCCATCTGTCTCTTCGGGCACCCGATCGTAGATATGTTGCGCAACGAAATCGGTGACCGCAGGGGTTGCTTTCAGATGCTCGAAAACAGCCTTGATCAGCTCGACACTGGCTTCCATCAGTTCCCTCCTGCGGCAGCAGCTCTAGCCGCTTTGCGGATCGCTCTTGTCGTGCGGCTGCGCACGCGCTTTCGCAGTGCACGATAGGCCGGGAAAAAGAACGGCTGCGCGCGCGTGCCGGGATGCTGTGTCCCTGTAAAACGCCCCCCGTTCACGTGGGCGGAAGTCCCGAACTCAACCCACCTGGCATAAAACGCAGTCGCATTGCCGGCATAGATTGTGATCGCCAAGTTCCCGGCCCCTTTGCCTTCTTGGCGCACGGTGCCGAGCTTGATCGAGCCCGCAGGTGCATCGCCCCAAGTCCAGCCAATCGAGCGTTGCAGATCACCATCATCAAATGGGGCTAGCGACCTCGCCAAGCGCACTATTTCTTCGGCGCTTTGCTCCATCGCTTTGGCAATCTCTTGCCGGGCCAACTGCGGAAAAGCAGCCATTTTCCGCTTCAGCTTGTCGACGCCTTCGATTTTGGTGACCATGGCTATGAAGGCTTTCCGTCTTCAGCCAAGAACTCCAGCCATTGACGAGTGCCATCCGGGTCTGCCGGCGGCGATATGATGTTGAGCACACGGTTCGCATTGTTCTTGTCGACGAGGCGCCAAGACGTAGTCACCCCCAGAACCTGCCTGTCATAGTGCACAGTGACAACATAGGGCTGCCTGCCATCCAGACGAGCGGCCGTCACTGCCTCGCCGCCGATACGCGGCCGCAATGCAGCATACCGAGTAAACTGCGTCTCGAATTCACCCTGCCCAGCCGAGCTGTTGCCCCAACCATCATCTATGGCTGAGCGATTTTGGAAGTGCATCCGGTCGTTCAACGCGCCGACATCGCGGGCGCTAGGCATCGTCTGCCGCGCCTTTGGTTTCTGCAGCTTTGCCGATGACCTCTCCTGCGCCAGCCTTTGCGGCTGCTGTGGCAGCTGCGGTCGTGATCAGCTTTTCTGTGCCTGCTTTGTAGCCAATGGTCGTCTGCGATGTGGGCTTGAAATCGAAGTCTTTGGTGAACCGAACCTTTGGCATCGTCCTATACTCTCCAGATCCTGTAGGGACTAAGCAGCGCATCAACCGCGAATGGCGTCTCGCTGACACTGTTGCCGATGTTCACAGCTGTTCGAGAGTAGAACCAATGTCCCACCAGCAGCAGGATCGCTTGCTTGATCGGCGCAGGTACAGCAGCGATCCACTTGGTCGCGTCCTGGGGATCGCGCTTGCCATACCCAGCCCAATACTGCACGCGAATATCCCCAACCCTGCCCCGCACGGCTGGCAAGCTCTCGAAATACAATGGCGTTGGAAAAGACCAGGTCTGCTCCACACCGGTCGGGTCAAAATACTTGACTGAAACAATCTCCAGCTCTGGTTGGAACGGCAGAACAAACCGGTCACGGACAGGCCAGCAATCCAACCGCCACTCCAGCAGCTGCGGTCCAAGGGCGCGTCCAAGCCAACCACCAGGTCCGTCGATCCATGCGGTAGCCGCAGCGATCAGGCCTTCGACATAGTCCTGCTCGTCGTCGCTGCCCTGACGCAGATGCGCCTTAGCACTTTCCCAAGTGACGATGGGCTCTGGTGCGGTGATGACCCGAACAGACATGGCAGACCTTCAGCGAACAAGAAACAGAATGATCGGGGACCAGGCGAGGAGCGCCAGGCCGAGAATGATCCAAGCTCTAGGCATGTCAGGCTCCTTCGCAGACAACAAAAAACCCGCCGAAATGGCGGGCTGATGGATGGGGCAGACCCCCACATTCGAACTGCAGGGACGATGTGCGGTTTAGGCGCGATCTGCGCACGGCTGGCACTCCTCGCAACAATTCCATTGCCGTGGTGTTGTGAGAAAATGGAGGACGTCCAATGGCTCAGGTAGCAGATGAAGAACTTGTTATTCGGCTTAAGAAAATCAAGTTGCACATGCAGCGTTGTCTTGAGCACATCGGCCTTGAGCAGGATATTTCGGAAGGGCAGCGGCTGCTCACCATTGCTGACCGGGAACTGATGTTGCTCATACGTGAGCTCGATGGAAAGGCGCCCTAGAAGCTACTTTGGCGTCTTACTCGTCCGTTCTGTGATCAATCGCGCCACGCCCGTGACCACCTGAGACATTGCATATGGCTTTTGCAGCATAAGGCTTTCGGGAACGCCTCTAGCACCCCATTCAATGGCGCTGTCGCCGCTGGTGTATATGATCGGCATGCTAGGGACCAATTCACGCGCTCTCCTGGCAATGTCCCACCCATTCAGCTTTCCAGGTAACCGAATGTCGGTGACTACGCACTGTATAGTGGAATTATCCAAGTCTAGGATCTTTAGAGCAGAAGAAGCGTCAGCCGCACCAACGACATCGTAACCCGCTTCGGTCAAAACGTCGTCAAGGCCCATCATGATCATGGCCTCGTCTTCAACGACAAGAACTTTAGGTCGATCCATGCGCCACCCAGTAGGCAGTTTTTGGTGGGCGCATGAACTATCACCTTGGATCCACGTAGTCACTGCAATATTCCGTCAGACTAAACCACACCGTTTAAGCCGCGACGGTCTATTTACCGACACCTGTTATTCTACTTGCTCCGCACCAGGAGCGAGCAATGGGCCGTCCGCCCCTTTTCATGATCCGCGTTCACACTAGCCTGACCGCACATGCCTTGAACCGCATGGACAAGATCGTTGGCGAGAAAGGCAGATCAGCTTTCATCCGCAAGGCCGTGGACCGCTACCTCGACACCATCGAGGAAGGCGAGGCGATGAAGGCAAAGAAGGCGAAAGCTGGCGAGTAAACCGCACCGTAAACACCCCCACATGATGTGAGGGGCGTGGGGCGACTAACCGCCACTTAATCGCTCGACCTTGGTCCAGTGGTGGCGCCCCCTGAACAGGCGTAGTCTCTAGGCGATGCAGAGCCAAAGGCGGCATAGCTGGGAGGCAAACATGTTGGATGTGATCATCTATATTCTGGCGTTTATCGGCGCTTTGGCGCTGCTTTCTGCCACCATCATCGCATTTGCTATGGTGCGGGGTGGTGCCCATCACCATGGTGACAGCTACGACTACTGACGCTGCGAGGGCGTGGGGTCAGGCAGCGAGTTGGGCGTTCTTGGCGGCTATCGCTGCCCCCATCCATTCGTTGCCGCCACCCTGATGGAAAGAACTATAGGGCAAGGCATCGGCCGCAAGTTCAATGCCTTGCGTCGTAAACTGCCATATCATCAGAAGGTCAATGTCGGCATTGAACACATCATCCAACATGCGGGAGAAGCGACCATAAATCGGGTTGATGTAGCCGGTGCCTGACCAAGCAGAACCCGAACCACTCAACGTCAACGATGTGCGGTCAGCGGTGATGGCAGTTACCTCTCTGGCCCCGTCCCACGCCGTGCCAGTTCCGATCACTGAGATGGTGTCTCCGACCAATGTCTCGACCGCTCCAGAAGCAGTCACCACGCCACCGCTCGATATCGCCGTGATTGTCACAGGCTGGTTTCCGATCTCCTCAACGATCATTGCTCGATTGCTGTTTCTGGACCAGTGACGAGCACCTGTTAGAAGCGCACCAAAGCCGCGTCCGTCACGAGCGCAGTAGCCGATAGACCCATAGAAATGGATAGTCGCTGTATTCATCGGGTTGTCGCGCTGCAATTCCATGAGCCAGTTGCGATAAGGCTGGGTCACGCCAGATGAGCCCCCAGGTTGCCAGTAAGCGTTGGGTCCATTCCCGCTCATAACAATCCGGTTGGTGTCTATTGCGCGAACAACCCCATACCACCACGCCAAGACCGTTTGCAGTTCGGAAGGAGCTTCTACACTGGTAGACCTAAACTGGTTATCGGCGTTCACATAGCTCGCCTGCGTCCCGTAACCCGTGTTAACCCCAATCGAGACAGAGGGGCTATCGTTGTAGTGGTTCAACTCATTAGAGAAGCCGTAGCCATAGACAGCTTCCTCATTCAGGTATCGGCTTACAATTTCTTGCGTGATCGTTGTGGCAAACGTTCGCGTGTTGCTCGCAGCCAGCCATGCTCTGCGGTTCTCCCCGACAAGATCGGGGATGGTGTTCATTCGCCAGAACATGGTCCAGATAATGCCCATGCCTCGTGACCGACATTTGGCGACCAGAGCATCCATTTTGAGGTAGTGAGCTTCGCGGTCGCTGGCATTCGCTACGTTCCACGCCTTGCCAGCGAGAAGCCCTGCCGTCCACTGATTGGGATAGGTCGGCAGCATCATGACCCGCAGAACACGGATGCCTAATGCATGCATCTCGTCTAGTTCTGCGTCCTGCACGGCCCCCGAGGTATAAGCGATGCCAGTAGCACTGGTCTGGCCGAATATCGGGCAAAGGCCAGTAACCCAATTTGCACCGACATTGCGAAACCGAGCGCCATCCCGGCGCAGCGTACCGTCTGAGGCGACTGTAAGGCCACGTAGTGCCATCAGTCTAAAATCCTAGCGTTAATTCCGTTTGCGCCGGTCATTGTTCCGGGAAGCAACAAAAACCGAACATGTGTGCCCTTGATCTGTAGCGCCTTGACGGTGCCGTTCGAAATCGCCAGCTCGGCATTAGTAAAACTATAGCCGGTCTTCCGGTAGTTGACGCCGTTATCGATTGATACTTCGATGTCCACGGTACAATCGCCCGTCAAGGTGCCAAACTTGCTCACTGAAAAAGCGATCAAATTGCTGGAAACCGGGATGCCTGTATGTGTTGGCGAAGCCGAAGTGAGTGAATGGTTGCTGGAAAGAACGTTCTGCCCGTTGACGATGGGCTGACCGAGTTGCAGTGGATTGGTGAGTGCGAAACGACCCATGATCAGGCTCCCCGGCCAAGTGTAACGGTGCCTGTCGCTGACACGACTGTAAGGCGAATGAATGCGTAAGGCGACTTGATGGGCGGTGTGACAACCTGTTGGTTCGCCACATCAAGCGACCACGTTCCAAGCTGACCAGCACTGGTGCTGCCATCATTGGAGCCATCCAGAGCCACCGATGCCGATGTGCCGCCAGTGTCTAGCTGGGCCATGAAACGTTCGCCCCACCCAAGAGCCGGAAGCCAGCCAGATGATGCGCCAACCCCGCCGCTTTGCAGCACGATCTGCCGATCGACGCTTTGAGACAGCGCGTTGATAAATTCCACATCTGCCATGATCAGGCTCCGGTCGGCGCAATGACGCGCTGGCTATTGAAGGTGACGCGAGCGCCGTTGAAAACCACGCGAGAGAAGCCCTGCGGCACCCCCACGCCCGTAATAGGGGTGGGGCCCAGGTGCAGGCCAACATCAGCCGCGCCAAGCTTGAGTGCCGCGACAGCCTTGCTGCCGAGTTGGAGGGCCATTCTCAGGCCTCCGGGATCACATACAAGGTGCGCGCATCCTTGCTGCCTAGGGCGTCATACTCAGCCTGGCTAACCTCGACGACGTTGAGCGACGCGAACAGCTGCTGCGGCGATCGGACGAGCGGACCGGACATGATGATGGCTGAGCCCGAGTTGGCGCGCGGCACAGGAAACTCTAGACGGATGTCGCCAGCCGGCACGATATGCCGGCCCCGACGGTCGATCCGCTCCTGCTTGGTGCCCCAGGCCATGATCTGGGCACCGGCCGAGACGGCCGTGAACACAGCATAAGCGTTGAAGGCAGGCCAGTCAGCGAGGGCGGCCGGAAACTCGATCTTCGCCGTATTGATCACATCGTCGGTTTTGTCGGGCTCGAGCGCGATCGGCTGGCGCGCATAGCCGGAGGCGATGATCTCGGTGAAAATCGTGCCGGCCGCATTGAGTGTGCCGAGGGCAAGAAAGCCGTTAAGCGCTGCCATGAAGGCCTCCGGTGAAACTGGAGGAACGCCCCGTCAGGGACGCTCCAGCCTAGTCGACAAGGATGTAGAACGAACCGTTCTTGGCGTTGCCGCCCTGCGCGATCACGAACTTGAGGCGATCATTGCCAACTGCGATCTTATCGAGGACTGCGGTGCCACCAGCGGCGAACACAGCGGCCACACCCGCCTGGCTGTGTGTCGGCGCCCGAGGGCGGCGCACGGCAGCAGCGTTGACGTTGGCTTCTGTCCACACGCTCTCGCCGACGGCTTCGGTGGTGATGGTAAAATCAACGCCATCAGCGAAGTCAGTTTTGGAATAGGCGATGCTGTCGATCTTGCCCGAAAACCGGGAGCTATAGACCGTGGCGCTGCCGTCGGCAGCAGTAGTCACATTGACTTTGATGCGGCGCATCCCAGTCTCCTGAAGTTTGGGCGCTTTGCCCGGTTACGTCGAAGGGTTCGAAGCCTACTCTTGAGCAGGTGGGACGGCGCGCAAGGCCGCGAGAATGTCAGGCTTGGTGCGTGCACCAGCCAGATCGAGTTCCCGTTTGGTTGCTAGTTCCTTGAGCTTGCCGATGGTCAACTTGTCCAAGCCGTCATCGGCCTCATTGCCAACTGCGACGAGCAGCTTGCGCTTGAGCAAGGTCTCCAATGTGCGGGAATCGTCCAGCGTGAGGATCTGGTTGCGGCGAACGCTGCCCAGATCCCCATAGAACGATTTGAGGGCACGGTACTTCATGACTGTCTCCAAAAGAAAACAGCGGCCCAGAAGGCCGCTGTGATTGTCAGGAAGCCCTCAACTAGAGAGCGGTGAACTCGCCATTAACCAGAGCCTTGGGGCGCTTGACGGCCAGTGCCAAACGCTTTTCTGCGCGCACGGTCAGCATGTTCTTGATGAAGTTGTCCCGATCTTCCGAAGAGATCAGCACTTCCACATCCATGCGGTCATAGATCTTGGCGGCAACCCGGAATGCCCCGGTGAGGAACTCGTCCTCGTCCATGGCCTGCGTGGCGATCACCGGACGGCCCCACAGCTGAGGGCCGGCAATCTGCACCACATTGGCGAAGATGTAGCGGCCAGCCGTGTCTTTCGTCAGCTCAATACGCGCCCAGCGGGTGTCATGAAGAACGATACCATCGGCAGGATATTCGGCCAGCGAAGCCTGCAGCAGAGCGAGGCGAAGAGTGTCGATATCGGTTTCGTTCTCAGGAGCGAACGCGGCCACGTAGTCAGTTGCCTGAGGCACCAGGCCAAGCAGGTGCTGGCCAGTACCGTCGCCTTTGAGGATCTCGTTTTCCTCAACCAGGTCGAGGCCGTATCGGAGCTCGCCGTCGATCTCGCCCTGCAGCTGCGGCACATCGTCCATGGCCTGGCGAGACACCGGTACCCAGTGTGCGATCGTGCGCACCGGAGCGTCGTCAAGTTCCCAGACATAGTTGGACTCTGGCTTTTGCGCACCTTCAGCGACGGGCGCTGCATTGTTGGTGCGGGTCACCATGCGGGCATACTCGACCGAGTTCGAGCTGGTTGGACCGACACTGAGCAGCTGACGGATGGTCATCTGCCGGCGTGGCAATTGGATGATCTCGTTGTCCCGTTCCGGACGGATCAGCGTGCCGGCCGAGCCGCTGTCGCTGGTGATGGCATTGTTCACCGGCACCTTGATGGTGCCGCGAGCGCCCTGGGCGTTGAACTGCTTGACCAGATCAGATTCGGCGACCTGCTGACCCATGGATTTGACCACATCCTTGCCACCCTGCCCGCGAGCAGACAGGCGCTGTTCCAGGTCAAGGTTGCGATCGGTCAATTCCAGCAGGCGACCTTCAAGACGCTGCTGGGCGTCATTGAGCTTGGCCTGGTCAGTCAGCAGCTTGTCGGCCGCGAGCTTGGTTTCGGCAGCTACAGTGCCAGCATCTTTGCTCTGCTTGAGCGCGTCTTCAGCAGTGCGCTTCACATCGTCTCCGACGCGTGTGATTTCCTGCTTCACATCGGCGAGCAGCTTTTCGATGTTCTGTGCATCGGCGCGCACGGCGCCCAACACAGCGGCAGGACGGGTCGTTGCCAGCAGCGCGCCTAGCGCGGCCAGCGGCATATGTCGCTTAAACATGGGGTGATCCCTCAGATGATCAAATGGACTTCAGTTTGTTCAAGAGGTCTGCGACCTCGGAAGCGACAGCGCCGGGCATGTCGGTTGTGGCAGCGTCGCGCGTGCCACCTTTCAGGGCTTGGATCAGCTCGCGCCGCTCGGAGCGGGGCACGTTGATCTGAGCCAGAAGACTGTCGAGCTTGTGGGCCGCCACAACCGGGCGCCCTTCGCTCGAATTCTTAGCGCCTGCAGCGATCTCATCGGCAGGCAAGAGGCTGTCGGCAAAGCCCTGGTCAACGGCATCAGCGCCGCCCACCCAGGTTTCCTTGTCGAGCATCTTGGTCAGGTCGGCTTCGGCGATGCCGGTACGCGCCGAATAGATACCGACGGCAGTGCGGTCAAAGGGCTCCAGCCAGTCAGCAACATCGCGCAGCGCGTTGCGGTCGCCCATGGCAATGACCCAGGTATTGTGGATCATCAGGAAGCCTGCGCGGGCAATCTGCACGCTGTCGCCGGCCATGGCGATCACGGAAGCGGCCGAGGCGGCAATGCCCAGGATCTTGACCGTCACTGCGCCCTTATGTTCGCGCAACAGATTGTAGATTGCGAGGCCTTCGAAATAGTCGCCGCCAGGCGAGTTGATGTTGACGGTGACATCCTTGTCAGCGCCGATCGAGCGGAGCGCTGAGGCGATCCGCTTGGCCGTAACGCCTTCGCCGAACCAGTCTGCGCCAATCGGATCGAGGATCGAGATCGTGTCGACTGTCGTCTCAGCCTGAGAGGCCGAGCGCACATCCGGGTTCCAGCGGTCCAAGGCGGCTGGGGATAGTTCTGAACGCATGCCGGGCCGCGCCGCGATTTCCGCAGCGGGCAGCTTTCGCTTGCTCATGGTGATTTCCTCTAGACCTTGTTGGGTGCCGGCGCTGTCTTGCCGAGCATCGCCAGCGGCGCCAGATTGGTCTGGGCCGTGAGATCGTCTGCGCCATCCCGGCGCGGCATGTTGAGTTTGCTGCGGCCTTCGTTCCGCGACATCAGACCGTTCTGCGTCATGCTGCTGAGGAACTCGGCCTTGGCCTTGCTATCCATCTGCAGCAGGCCTTCGCGGTTGAACTCCGCATAAAGCCGCCGACGCTTTTCAACGGGGACCAGATCCTTTTGAATGCGGGCTTCGATGCGACGGCAAACCGGGTTGATCCCTAGGGCGAGCCATGCGAGGAAAATTTGCTCAACCCCGCTGCCCCACATGGTCTGGCCTTCAGCGGCGTGACCAATGATGATGGGCGGCATGCCGAACCAACGGCACATTTCTTCGATGTGGAAGCGACGGGACTCCAGCATTTGCGCGTCTTCAGGGTTCAGCGTCATCTGCTGATACTTGAGGCCTGCCTCAAGGATCATCAGCTTGCCGGCGTTCTTGGAGCCGGCATATTTGGTCATGATGGCGCCGAGCTGGTCACGCTGATCCGGCTTGAGAATTTGGTCGGAGGAAAGCACGCCGCTAACGCTGAGACCGTTACCGAAAATCTTGCCAGCCGCTTCATCCGTCGCAATGGCGGCGCCGAACGTCTGCATGCCATAGGCGATCGGCGATAGTCCGAGATCACCACCAAAGCCGAAGCCTTTCAAGTGAAAGACTTTGTCGCGCGGCAGATCTTCCGATTTGCCGCGATCGCTCACCCGGTAGACCAACTCACCATCGGCAAGCCGAACCGGACGGCAATGTGTGCTGGCCAGCGGCTGAAGTGAGGACAGAGATCGACCGTAGGATACCTTTTCGGAATAGGCATTCCCCGTAGCCATCAGCCAGGCAACTTGGCTTTCCCAATATTCTAAGGGCGTCTGATCAGCGTTCGGATTGCGAATGATCACGTCACCCAGATTGTCATCACTGGGCTTGCGGCTGCCGTCCTCTTGCCTCTCGAAAATGTCGATAGGCAGCGCAGAGATGGCCTGCGCCGAGAGTCGGATGCAGGCCCAAACGGTAGCGAGCTGCATCGCTGACTTCAGGTTGACGGATTTGCCGGCATAGCTGTCAGCACCACCGAAATCTGCCCATGCAACCCCGTTAGTGAGGGTGAGGCGGCGTTCCTTCCCTGTTTCGCCTGATGACAGTGGCGTCACGTCCTGGCGAACATCAGAAGCAGACCTGTTCTGATGGGCGCGGCGTGCTCGCGAGTTCCGCCGGGCCATTAGATCACCATTACCGGGTTGTTCAAGAAGTCATCGAGGCGACTGCCGCCTGCTTCTGGATTTCGCTCCATGAGTTTCGCAGCATCAAATGCCGCGACCAATGGGTCAATTTTGGCCTTGCCGGCTGTCTGCTTGGTAATCAGCACGGCGTTTCCTCTCTGCTCGGCTTTGGCATTACCCACGCACCAAGCCATCATCCGCGACCCGGAATGCCATAGAGTTCCGTCTTTCAGCTTCCGCTCCATCCCCCAGACGGCGGAGGAAAGCCGAAATCCCTGCGAGACACCCACGACCAGGTCGCCAGCGATGCCAAGCGTGGCCAGTTCGTCGACCATTGCGGCCACACCCTGCGGGTCGAACCCTATCCCGGCCTTCTCGGGCAACAGACCGCTTTCGAAAACCTGCAGCACGAAGGCGGCGAGTTCTTCAACGTCCTGAGTGGCCGTCTCACAAATGGTCAGGTCGCCCGCTTCACAAAAGTCCCGTAAACTTTCGGCGATTTCTGGCCGCAGTTCCAAAACGTCGCTCTGTATCCACGCATGGCACCAAAGCAGCCAGTCTCTTGTGGTCTTGTCCCGGCCCATAACGGCCATCGCGAGCATGTCATCTAGACCGCCGCCGTCGATTCCTATTGTGACCACTTCACAGCGATCAAGCAGGGCTTCAAGGCTCAGGCTTTCATCGCCTGCGCCTTCCCAGTGATCAGCGCCACGCCACCGTTCGGAGTGCAGCGCCATGCCAATTTCAACATTGAGGTGTTGGCTTGCCCACCGGCGAACCTCTTCCTCGCCCTTCTCCCGCGCCTGGGCATAGTCCTTGCGCAGCGCCTCAATGCTGATCGAAAGCCCCAAGTTCGGCGTGACCATCGGCCAGAGCTTGGGGTTTTCCCAATGCCTAAGCTTGTCAGTCTGCATGGCCTCCGGAAATTCATAAAGCACCGGCAGCATAGATGCTGCCTCACCCTTGATCCTGCCGTCCCGGATGCCTCTCGCGAGCTGCAACTCCGATCGGAAGCATCCGGCCGGCGGCATGTCACTTTGCGTCGTGATGAAAATTAGAAATCCTTCCGGGCGCGGCATCAGCCCGCCACGGATCTGACCAATCACGCGGGATGCATAGCTCACGGTGGACATCACGTGCAGCTCGTCCACCAGCACGCCCGTTGGCTTGGCACCGGTCATGACCTTCATGTCGAAAGTCTTGATCTTAAGCACCGCACCGTTTGTCAGGTCCTCGATGGTCTTGAGATGCTCCCGAACAGCGAACCGCTTAGGCAGATAGCCTTCAGGATCAGCCTCAATCATCCCCGCTGCCTGTTGGAAGGCCAGATCAGCCACTTCCTGCGTCGGCCCTACCAGCAAGAACTCGGCGCGCGGACGCTGGTTGAGCAGCATCGCTGTCAACATGATGCCGGCACCGCCAGTCGTCTTGCTGTTCTTTTTCGGTACTAGCGCAAACAGCTCGCCCACGTGACGAACGTTGTTTTCGTCGAGCGAGCCAAACACCGCGCGGACGATGTCGCGAAACCACTCGCCGGCAGCTTCACCCATCGTCGGTTGCCCGACCACATCGGGAAGTCGAAGCCGGTTGAAGATTGCAACCGCCCGATCAGCCTCTACCTGGTTGAGCGGCAAGTCCGGTATGAGCGGACGCCGAGCCTTCAGGCGGTCAACCCAATCCGGGCAGGAGAAATCCCACTCAGTCAATTGGGCAACAACCCGCCCCAGCCCGTATCTTCGTGGGCTGTCTTGGCGTCTTCGAGAGCCGCCTCTTTCTTGCCGAGCTTGGCCGCCTTCGTCGGCTTGGCCTGTTGCAGCGGCGCCGGCACCGAACGGTCAAGCCGCTTGAGGTATTTGTCGATCGCCGACACGTTGCCGGCTTCCGCCTCGGCCATCAGCGACGAGATGAGCTTAGCCTCGACTCTCGCCTTGGCTTCGGCCTTCGCGGCAAGCTCTCGAAAATAATTCTTTCGCAAAGTGGGCGGAGTGCAGTTTAGCGCCGCTGCAATCTTCTCGATGGTCCAACCGAATGCCAGTAACTGTATGATAGTTCTGCGTTTTTCTTCGGTCACCAGATGGGGAGGCCGGCCGCGCTTGCCATGACCCTCAGGAATTGGGTCACCCAAAAGGTCAAAATTCGTACTCATCGAAAAAAAACCTCTGAATGAGAGGGACGGCGGTGCGGAGGCAGCGCCACTTCCCAGACTTTTGACCCCCCCTCCCGTCCGTCAGGTGCGCCCCGCCGCCCGCTTCGCCCTTTCGCTCGCCGTCTTCTGCTGGTGGTGCGTGAAGCACAGCAGCTCGATGTTCGAAGGGTCGAGATCAGCACCACCGTCTTTGCGTTCGACTATGTGGTCAGCAATGACCCGATGCTTAGAGCCGCAGCGTTCACACCAGTTGCCGCGCTCGCGCTTGATCTGCGCAACGAGACGACGCCACTCGGGCGACTGGTAGAACTGCTCAGCAGTTTTGGGCGGCGGCTTGAGCCGAGAAGGCAACGAGGTCAGCGTGGGGCGAAGGTTGGTCAGCTTGCCCATCCCGACCCCACCAAAAGCAAAAGGCGCTCCGGTTGCCCGTGCGCCTGTCTGTAGACCTGTTCTGTTGTGAGGGAACATACGTCAAACAAAACCGGAGGCAAGCGTGCTTTCTGCACAATCGAAGAATTATTTCCAAGGGGGCACAGCACTGGTCGGCATCAGCGCTTCATGGTCTTCCAGTCCATCAGGCCCATTGAGCATGCCAACCAGATCAATCAGCGCCATGTACCATAGCTCATAGGCCCGTCTCGCCTCCTCGACAAACCGAGGTTCAAGCCCGATCAGCACCAATGGTGCAATCCCGAGATACCCAGTCTTCTTAGCAGGATCACGCCAAAGTTTCTTAGGCTGGCCATCCCGACCCACCGGCTGCGCCCAATAGCCTGGCCCTTCAGGATACCACTCAGGCCGCGTACCTTGCCGACCGTGGCGAATGACAAGCGACCAAGCCTCGGGCGGCAATGCCATCACCGCATCGTAAATGACCGCCGCATCCTCATGGCATTGGGCCGCTAAGTGCAAAGCACCTGCCGATGAAGTGTCCACTCGGCATCCCAGCGCCATGACTTGAGCCAACCCGCTCTCAATGGAGCCCGCCACACCCTGTGTCGGCCAGAGCCGCTTCGCCACATGCTCAACCTTCTGATCACGAAAGGCCCATACAACCAGGTCTTCAACATCCACAGCCTTCGGCATCTCAAACCTCTTAGAGGGTCTAAGAGGTTTCTTTTCAAACCTCTCATCGGAAATAGATAAAGAACTGTAGATGGTTAGAGAGAGAGAAGAGGGTTGAGAGGGTTGCCCCACGCCCTATGAGGATTTTCGCCCGACCACAGCACGCAAAGGCCACACCCCCAACCCCTTCTATATATAGGCGAGCCAGAACCCTCTCGACCCTCTCGAAATCGATCTAAACCGCTGTTTCTGCTGTTGTTTTCGGATGAGAGGTTTTGTATTTCACCCTCTCGCAAACCTCTCAACCCTCTATCGCGCTGCGTTAGCAGCGAGAGGGTTGAGACTTCCTTTTTCTCTTCTGAAAGGGGGTGCGGGGAGCGCGGCGCAACGGGACTGACCCTCTCCACGCGGCACGCACCGGGTTGGCGAGCTAGAAGCCGGGGTCGCTTGGGTCGCGTGTCGGCGGCTCGCCTGTGCCTGCAGGGGCGGCCGGGTTTTCGCGCAGCCGCACATCGAGGTAGACGTAAAAGGCGCCGCGCTGTTTCTTGTAGTTGAGATCGTTCATTCGGTCGCCGAAGCTACGCTGGCTGGCAGCGCGCAGGCCGTTGCGCTTGCACCAGGCCTCATAAGCCTCGAAAAGCACGCCGGCCTTGACCTTCTGCCCCTCAATCCGCTCCAGCCCCACTTCAGCAAACACGCCGACATTGTCGCGCTCTTCGCGGTAGTCTTGGGCGAATGCCTTGGCTTCTGGTGGTGTGAAGTGGTCTAGCCCGTGGGTCAGGTAGAGCAATGCCCCTTCGATCAGCCAATTGAGCACGCCAGATCGCTCAGCATCGAGGCGGGCCGCCAGCAGGGTGGGTGCCATGCGCTCGCCTTCGGGGATCTTAATGCCCCAGATGACGAACAGGAAGCGCCGCCAGATGCCCTCATCGGTGCCCGAGATCGCCGGCTTGTTGTTGCCCGAGAGCATGGGCGTGAACTGTGGCATGAACTCAAAGAAGTCCTTGTTGAGGAAGCGCGCGAGGATCTTGGTGCCACCCGTCAGCGCTTTGATCAGCTCTTCCTTGAGCGGCGTGTTCTTTGGCAACTCTTCGATGGTGACCAGGCGCGCATTGTGCAGGCGAGCAATGTCAGGGTTGGCCTGTTGACCAGCGCGCTGCCCGTCACCGGTGATAGTTTCGGGTGAGGCGATCTGCCGGTAACTGCCGGCCAGGCGCCCGATCAGCTCGAAGAAAGCAGACTTGCCGTTGGCACCCGTGCCGTAGTGGTAGAACAGCTTCTGCTCGTCATTGCCGCCGAACAGCAACGCGACGGCTGTGGACACCTGGATAAATGTGCGCCAGCGGGCTTCCGGCTGGACCTTGCCAAGGAAGTCCTCAAGAAAGAATGGGCAGGTTGCCTCCCCGTGGTACTCGGCCTCGGCCATCTTGGTGATCAGATCCTCGCGGGCGTGCGGCCGGAACTCGAAGCGACCGATCTTGCGCTCGCCACCTTCGGGCTGGTCCTGGTCCAGCTCGCGCCAGAATCGGAGCGTGCCGTTGGCGACGTTGAACAGCATGTGGTCGAAGTCGAGCTTCTCGATCGGCAATGCCTTGAGCGACTGCGCTTGTTCCAGCATAGCCTTGGTGCGCCCTGAGTTGCCCGACGTGACGGCCCAGGCGAGGCGTGATGAGCGGCGCTTTCCGAGCGCAACCATGATCTCGCTCGCTGTCTTGATGATGCGTTCTTCGGCGGTGCTGAGATCTTCCTTTTTGCGCAGCAACTCGGCCGAGCGCTCCAGCACCTTCTTTTGCCGATCGCTGGCTTCTAGCTCGATCGCCTCAAGCTTGATCTTGTCGACGATCACTTGAGCGAGGTAGCGAACTTCCAGATCCGCTTCATCGCGCACCCAGTGCGTACCGCGCCAAAACAGCCAACCGAGGCCGGTGACATAGCGCAGATCCTCACCGAACCACGCGACAAGACGCCGACCGTTGTCGCGGTCGTTCTGGTCAAGGCCGGCGCACCAGCGAATGACGATACGCTCAGCGTCGCCAACATCGTCGTTGTTCCCGAAATCATCGGGACCATCCATGACATCGTTTTGGTCTGTTCCGGGATCATTGGCATCGGGCGGCGGCGCATCCTGCTCGGCCGAAGCTTTAGCCTTGCGCGTGCGCTTCGGCTTTTCCTTGCCGCCCTGCACAACGGTGAGCTTCACCGTCTGCTTTTTGCCCATGGCCTGCTTGACTGCGTTGTCGTCCTCTGGAGTATCGGTCATGCGCCGACCCTCACCAGGTCATTGAGGTCCTTGCCGTGGCCGATCGGCTGCACGAGCTGACAGTTGAGGTAAGCCAAGTCTGGCCGGATGACCCGAGCTTGCTCGCGCACCTCCAGAGCCCGCAGAAGCCCGCGTGTTGCCTTCTCTACCGTCTTGGTTTCTGGTTCGTCGCTGTCGCAGAGATAGACCAGTTCGTCGCACCAGTCGGGTGGCAGGAAGCAATCCAGATCGCCCATGTCGGGACGATCTTCATGCCGTTTGTTCTCGAAGTCGCGGAAGGCTTTGCCGCTCATGTTGCCGAGGTCAACACCGGCCCAATAGGCGGTGTTCTGCTCGAAGTTGTGCCGCAACGCAGTCAGGGTGGTTTCGATACCCTCACCCATGACGATGCGAGTCACTGTCTTGGGCGTGTAGAGCTTGATCGCGCCACCCTTCTTGCTGCCCCGCACCTTCTTGGCCGGCAGGGCCAGCGGCGAGCCGTCCTTTTCCTTCTTGTTCGGGTGGAACAGCTTCACCTTGCCATTGTCCTGGCCAAGGTCGATCCACGTCTGGTGCGCGGCGCCGAAACTGCCATCCGGCAGCACCACGGCCGCGACCATGGCAGGGCCGGAGTGAATAACGGGATAGCTCTTGCGGCCATCCTCGGCGGCAACCTCGACGACATAATCGAGCTTGGCGATCTCGCGCACCAGCACGCGATCGAAGTGCAGACCGCCAACACCACGTAGCGCAAGATAGTCAGCAACGCCGCCGCTGCCTGGCAGACCAGGATCAATCGTGCGATCCCAGATCGACTTACCTTCGGAGATGGCTCGCAGCCGGCGCTTGTCTTCCTCGGCCGCACGTTCACGCTCGCGCTGTTCGGCCTTGAGCGCGATCTGCGCCATTTCCTCGGCCGAGACTGGGTCGGCAACGGTGCGGCCGGTGATCAGCTCGCAAGCTCCAACGAAGCCGACATGCTCGGTCTTCATCACCAGGTCGATTACGCCGCCCCCGCTTAGGCCGCAGCGCCGGCAATTGAAGGTGTTCTTGGTCGTGTGGATGGCGAAACGATCCTTGCCGCCGCAGAGTGGGCAAGGGCCTGCCTTGTCGGTGCCGGGACCAAGCTTCCAGCCCTTGAAGGTGGCCCAGCTCCAGCAAGTGACGGCCAGGGCTTCAAGCTTGAGGGTTTCGAGTTCGGGCGAAAGGCTCATTGAGCGGACACCGCATCAATGTTGCCGCGCTCGACGCCGAACGAATAGGCAGCAACCCATGGGTTAGTTTCCCACGAACCAGCCCCATTGATGGCTTCCCATACAGAGCGGTAGGCAAGCTGCGGATAGTGGTTCCAAAACGTGAAATCGTCCCACCATTTGTCTTCAAATGGCTTTCCTTCAACGTCCTTGGGGCGCCAATGCTCAGTTGAACTCACACCCTCGGCGAGAGCATCGCTTGCACTGATGTCTTGCAGGCGCTCGACCCGCACATCGGCGACGGTGAGCGTCAAGCGCGATGCCCAGCGAGGCATGTGGATGCCGGGTCGCCAGGTTCCAGTAACGCGCATCGGCTTCTTGCCGTCGACAGGGTATTGCTCTGTCATGGCCGTATAGCCATCGTCTTCGCTCGCCCGGTACTTGACCGTGGCAACATCTGTCGCCCAGCCATTGCAGCGCCAGGCTTCACGGACATAGAGGCGGTCGCCAACCTTGATCCTGAGTTCTGTTTCGGCGAACTTCCGGATGTGCGGCACACCACTGCGTTTTGTCCGTAGTTCCACACCTTGGCTTTCCGATCAGGCGCGCACAAATTGCCCATGGCATCGATGAATGGTTGCGGCTTTAGTGCTCGCCGCGTCTGAGTCTTGGTACCGGCCAGCAGCGCCCGCACCATTGATCCACTGAAAAGGATTGGCTTATCGCTCATGCCGCAATTGCCTCTCGGTAGTATCCCTCGCGCTGAAGCAGCCCGAGCAACCGCCGCGCCTGCTTCTGGGCCGACGCATCCACAGCCGGCAGCGCCGTCCACTCGGCAATCGCGGGCAGCAGAGCCTCAAGCGCCTGATCGAGCGGACTGCCATGCACCAGCGTGAACAGGCCAGCATCGCGCAGCATGTCGAACAGGTAGAAGGCGATCAGCCCAAACCTGCCGGCCTCGATCTCCTGCCGCTGGAACTCGGCCAGGGCCTGGTCATAGATCCGCTTGGAGCGGCGCAGAATCTTGCTGCGATGTTCATAGGTCAGCCCGACCAACTCGACTTCGGTCGCCTGGTCGAGCAGCGCAATCACGGCTGCATGGTCCTGCGCATGCCGATCGGCAACGCCGTTGACCATCACGGCCCAGAAGAACGAACTGGGCAGCGTGGCTTCCGTAATCTGGCGATCGGTGCGGAACATCATGCCCGCTCCGGCACAGGCTGCGGCTCGAAAGCCGCAATGCGCAGTGCCTCGGCTGCGTCGACGAACCCGCTGCCACCAAGGAAGGCGATTGCTTCATCAAAGGCCGCAGCACGCGCCTCGCCCTCGGCATGGGCAAGGCGGGCTTCTATCTCGTTGCGAACGGACAATCCGCCGACCGTTTTCATGGGTGCCTTCATGCCACTTGCTCCTCATATTGAAATTTGTCGGTCTCATTGCCCCAGCAAGCCCAGCCTGGCCGAGCCTGACGGGCGAAGAGTTCGACAAAGGGACCGTCAAACAGAGTTTCGATGCGGCCATACTGTTCGTCAGGTTTGCGGCTGTGCTCGCGCCGCTTGGCCCGGATCGCGTCCTGAGGCATGGCCTCGATGAAGTCGCGGACGCTGTGCACGCCCTGCGGAACAGCCCCGAGGCCAAAGAGATCGTCAGGCATCGGGCTGCGCAGCGAGGGATTGCCGCGCGTGCATAACAGGCACGGCTCGACATTCTTGCGCGTGCCGTAGCCGGGTCCGAATGCATATTTACCGGTGGCTGGATTGAATTTCAGCCATTCCCAAGCGAGGCCAGCGAACTCGAAGCCCCAGGCCTCGATCACGCGCATCCACCGCGGCATCAGCGGCCAGGTGACCCACATGAACAGGGCGCAATCGTCAGCGGCCAGCAGATCCACGGGCAAGGCTGCGATGTCGTCGATCGACTCGCACGGATAGTGCTGTTGCGGCGCCTTGCCCTCGCCCTTGGCTGAGCGATGCTCGAACAGCCAAGGCGGATCTGCCAGGATCACCTTGAAGCCACCGATTGGGCGCATTTCTGCGAACGTGCGGGCAACAAGGGTCAACGCGACACCTCGAACCAGCCATTTCCGATGATCTGGCGCATGCGCTCGGCATGCTGACCTTCGAGCGTGTATCGAGCGCGCCGGCCAACGGCATCAGGCTGAACAGCAACCTCAAAGCCTTCGCGCTGCAGGACACCTTTTAGGCGCCAGATCAAATCGGCTTCGGCCGATCCAAGCTCATGGCGAAGGGCGATCTGGTCCAGATTACCGGTCATCATACCTTGCGCCTTCAGCATCAGGCCGATCGCGTCTCGGTACCAAAGCGTGGTGAAGACCTCGCGGCGTTTTGGATCTTTCTTTCTCCGGACTGCCGGAGCGGGCGCGCTGCCGCCCATGGAAAAACTATGCTTCTCGCCCATCCAAGGGGTCGCACGGCGCAAACCACCTACGCGGGCCTGCCCCATAAATCCGCGCACCTTTGCAGCGCTGTAACCGATAGCTTGCCCTAGCGTTCGTTCTGATATGCCCCTCTCATTGAGTAACAACAGACCAAGCATCAGGTGCGGATCGTGAGTCACATCTGGAATATCGGCGCGGGAGCGCAGCGCCTGAACAACAGCAATGGCGTTCATCGGGAAACCTCAACAGGGACGGAGCGGCGATTGTGGAAGTCAGGTCCGCCATCTGCCTGGATGGTGATGGAAAAGAACCGCTCGATGGCTTGTTCGAGCTGCTTGACCTGGCCGGTGTCGTAATCGGCGATCAGAATGCCACCATCAGTCTCGACAACCAGGCGATGATCACCGGCCGGGTCTAGCTCAACCCGCACATCGACCAAGCGAGCATGGTATCGAGGCGGATGGCGGCTCATGATGATGCCCCAAACCGTTGTTGCACGGCGTGCATGCGGTCTTTGCTGGTGAGCTCGAGCCTGTGAGCCCAGCTCTTGACCGTCCCCACGGGGTGGCCGAGGTCTTCCGCAATGAGCAGCACGGGCACCTCAGCCGCATAGCCGGCGCGCAAGGCAGCTTCGGCCCAAAGCATCGTCAGCTTGCCCTTGTGCGGCAGTAAAAGCGCCACCTCGCCGTCATAGGCTTCGCGCAGCCGTGCTTTCTCTAAGAGTTGTGATGCCGTCTCTCCGGCTGTCACGTCCGTTGCCAGCGACGTTCCCAGGTTGGCTTCTCTGGTGGCCTTCCCCGCCCCCTGTTGCTCCGCTTTTCCCGGCGCTGCAGCTACAGGAAATCCGCCCGCCGTCTCGTTAGCCGTCTCCGGCAGATGGGATACGGCGGGAGGCTGATCAGCTCCGTCGAGCCTCTCAACCATTTCCCCGCCGAGAAGAATGTCGACAGACTCGCTAAGAGGCGCCGTCGCGGCCTCCACACTGTCCCCGTATACTTCCATGGGCGCTTCGGTAGCCGTTCCCAGCTGAATTGGTGCGACGGTTCCGGCGCCGTCGCTCGCCCTACTTGCATCTCCCGTCACGCTGTCGTCTGGGGCACTCTCCCCTGTGACATTCGCGCCGCCGTCTTCGGATGCTTTCGCTTGGGAATTCTCATTGCCGACCATCGGCAGTAACGCCGTCGCAGCAAGCGCGCCGAGGGCTGCATACGCCTCGGCCGTGAACTCAATATCGTCGTCCGCGCCCTCGACGATCCCTGTCGTGCGCGCCAAATCCCAAATGCCGATGCTGGACACGCGGTCGCCGGCGAACGACATGGCCAGGAGCGACACAACGAACTGGTGAAAGCGACGCGGCTCAAGCGCCACTGCCTTGGCGGGCTTGGCAGCTGGCGCCACCTTGATCCGCTTGGGGCTGATCACGGCAGCATCGGCCGCTAGCGTCTTGTCCCGAGCCTCGCTGACGCTGCTTTCGAAGTCATCGTCGTCGAGTTCGGCCAAGGCCTGCGCTCGGCTGCTGAGCTTTTTGGAGATGCCGAGCTCTGCCAGCGTGAAGCTGGTGCTGTCGAAAACCGGTTCCGCGTCGGCACCGGTTTCAGGTTCATCCAAATTGCTATTGCTGGGGCGCCCACCACTGGAGAGCAGACCCTGCTCTTTGACACGCCGCAGCATGATGCCGAGCTTGCGCTCAGCACGAGCAATCAACTCCTGCGCGTCGGCAACCAGGCGACGGTCGCGAGCAATCTTGGCATAGGCTTGCGCCCGGCGGGCCTGGTCGTGGATGTCGATGACTTCGTCGATACGAACGGCTGTGGCAAGCGCTTCCTTGGCAGTCTCATAGAGGGCAAGCTCACTCATTTCTGCTCACCCGCTTCCGCCTGAACAGCAGCATCCAGCTCCGCCAGGTCGATTTGCAGGCATTGAATGCGCTCATGAATGGCTGCACTTTCCGGCCCGGTCAGCCTGCCATCGGTAAGCGCCTGGCCGAGTTCCATCATCATGGCGCCCATGTCCTGCGCCGAACGCCCGGATGCTTCGAGCACACGTCCTGGCCCCCGTCCTTGTGGCAAGCGGATCAGGACATAGCCGCTCAGTTCCGCAAGCTTGCGGGTGATGATGGGCTGGCCGCATTCGGCCTCAAGGTCGGCGATCACGTCTGCCGGGATGAACCGCTCGTCGTGGTCATCTGCGGTAGAACCGTAGCGGGATAGATCCTGGTGCCCGACGCGCGTCGAGCGGGCGGCTTCCACAGGGCCACCGTTGATCGAGATCTGTTTGCGTGTTGCGGCTTTGAGCCCCGCGTAGTCGGTGGCAGGCAATTGCCGCGCACTCATGGTGCGAAACTCCGCTCAGCGGCACCGTGACAGCCACGATTCCGCCATGCGACATCGTCGTCATGAGCAGATTTCAGCACTACCGACCCAGCACGGCCCTGCACGACGCGATCGCTGCATTCCAGAAAGCGAGAGCTGCCCGCCAGCGTGCCGAGGGAGGAGAACAACACGCCGACGGGCAGGATCAAGGCGCAGCTGAGCGCGAGAACGCCCCATGCATGGGCAGCGCGCCTCGAAGAGAGTGATGGATGTCCGGTCATGCGACCGCCTCTTGCGGAAGTGGCCCAAAAATGTCGGGGCGAAGTACGTGGCGGGAAACGCCCGACAGCCGCTCAACCTGCAGGACCCGGTTGGGTGGAACTTTGTCCCACTGCAGAACCGCTGCTGGCGTAATGCCCAACTGCCGAGCCAATTCGCTCGCCGTGCCGACGTTCTGAATGGCTGTTTGAAGAGGTGAAGCATGTTCGTTCATACAGCGCTTATAAGCTATACTGTAATTTGAATGCAAGAGACTCTGTCATGGACGCAAGCCACACTGTCGCTATCACATGCGGCCATGGAAAAAGCTGAGCGCGCAAAGAGAGTTGGCAACGCCATCCGTCAGGCGCGCAAACAACGCGCCAAAGTGATGCGTGAAGTCGCCGAGAGAATCGGCGTGAATGTTGCTGCCGTTGGCAACTGGGAAGGCGGCCACAATCTTCCGTCTACCGACAACCTGATCCAGGTGGCCGACTTCCTTGGAGTTGACGCCACCGCTCTCGGGAGAGGCGAGGTCGTGTTCCTAGAGGAGGCGGGCGAAGAAAAGCCAAGCGATGCAGAGTTCGTGACCACGGCGGGGCTGCCAACCGTAGGCCCAATGGACGTGGAATTGATGGGCATCGCCGTTGGTGGTGATGACGGAGACTTCACTTTCAACGGTGAAGTGGCGGGCCATGTTCGTAGACCACCAGGGATTGCTCACCTGCGCAACGTGTTTGCGCTCCACATTCTGAGTGACAGCATGGTGCCGCGTTATTATCCGGGTGAGTTGATTTACGTTGGCGGCAGAGAACCGGTGCCTGGTGACTATGTGGTCATTGAGATGTTCCCAGAGGAGGGAGCAAAGGCCGGCAAAGCTTATGTCAAACACCTACTTCGGCGCACAGCCTCAGATGTCATTGTCCGGCAGCACAACCCGGATAAGGAAATCACCTATAACCGTTATGAAGTCAAACGCGTCTGGCGCGTGATCCCGTATACGGAGCTGCTTGGCTTTTAGCATCTAGCCAGCGCCGAGCTCTATCCCGAGCAGTGTCAGTCGCAAAGGCGGCGCGCAGCGAAACGGTTTTCCCCGGCAAGCCATCGGCCCGGCACTCAGAACAAGACAGGCGGGGCGCAAGGCTTGACAGCCTGACGTCACCCCTAACCCCAAAGGCGATAAGCTGATCCGGCCTGAGCCACCGAGTGTGACCACAATCCGTGCACTCGACCTCGATCGATATGGTCTCGCCTACTGTCGGCTCTGCGCTTGGAAGGCCCATTCTCTCCCGCCTTTGTTCTCTTAACGTTCTATTCTTGATTCTTTGAGCGAGAGAGTCGAGTCGGTTTTTGCATCAGCTTGTTTGTAAGTGCAGCTTGCATTGGTTTTACAGTTTAGCTTATAAACCCTTCAGCAACTTTGGAGGGACCAAATGCTCGCAGCTCAAAACACGGCCACTCGAACTCCTTTCCCAACCATCGAAGATCAACGCCTAGATGCGCTTGTCGCAGATATGATCGACCTTAACGCGGAAGGCGACGCGACTCGCAAGCGCCTGCTGGAACGCGGCTGGTCTACTAACTTCCTCGACGAACACGAGAGCGCAGCTCGTGCACAGGCCAACAAGTGCTTCGTTCGCGATGTGAATGATGATCCTGTCCGATCTCTGCGCCAGGTCGAAGATGATATGGCCGACATCATCAAGACCATGCTGCCGCCCAAGCAGGTGCTTGTCGCCGAGCTGCAGGCTCGCAGCTTCACCAAAACTCAGATCGACCTATTGATGCGCAAAGCCATGGCTCGAGCGGCTCTCGCCTTTGCCCACGGCAACACCGGCCTGGTGTCTTAATGGAGACTTTGGTTTCGCGGCTCCAATCCGATCTGGCAATGGCGATCGTTGCCCTTGCCGTTCTCGCCTGCATGATCGCGGCGATCTGATTTATGTCCCGCTACGTGCCAGGACAGCCAATCACGGTCGAGACGCTCGAATGGGCGCTCGACCGCATGGCTGAGATCATGGCCGAAGCGCCGGATGGCGGCGTTACCTACTTACCCATCTGGCAGCGCCTCGAAGGCGAGCGCGACCAGTTGCTGACACAGAATGACGCCATGGCAGCGGTAAGAGCGCGCCAGGCCAAGTTGGCCAAAAAGCAGGGCCAAACATTAACCACCATCGGCGACTATCGCTGA